ACCATCTAAGATGATAAGGTCAGCTATGCCACGGAACCAAACTTCAGGGGCGTAAAACCCGCAGGGTTCTAGGTTTTCGGTAACTCCTAACTTTTCTTCGCACAGTTTTCGCCCCTGTCTATTTTTTAAAGACGTGAGTGCGGCACGTGCGAACGTAAATTGTTTAGGTACAGGTACGTCCTTACCTACAAAGTCCTCGGCCATGTTATGAAACGCCGTGCCATACAACGTAGCCTCAGTCTCCTTGAAAGGATGTTCTTTGAGTATCTTCTCATGGTAAAACTGTTTAGGACATTGCTCAAAGGCTTTGATCCTGCTGAACGACCACGGCGCAACTTTTACCATGCGTCTTTTAACTTTTGGTCTGCTATTCTTGCTAGCACTAAAGTTAATTCTTCTATGGACGCACCTATCATAGCTAACGCCACCATCTGAGGGTCAGAATAAACAGCCACGCCAGAGTTTTTGTCGTCGTCAGACATATCGTCTAAAATTTCACGCACAAGATGCAGACGTTTAAGAGTACCGCTGTCTAACGGTTGTAAGTTAAGATTAACATTCATTATTCACACTCCCCGTATGATTTGCCTGTGCCACTTTCACAGGTGATAGGTAAGCCTTCGGCCCAATCAGGTTTCTGGCTCATGCAATGTTCTACATATACCCGCGCTTCAGCAACATCTGCGTCTGGCACAGCTACAACAATGCTGTCATGTACTGTTAGCACAACTTTGTATCTCTTGGCAATAAGTATCATTTGGTGGCCTATGATACAACGTGCAACAGCTTGACACACATTCTCGACTACCTTGCCACCATATATTTTGTTAAGACCTTTACGGGTCTTATACATATATTCTGTACCGTTCTCGGTGTCGTACGCGCTTACATCGGTGTAGAACATCGGCAGTCCAGATGGCAGTGTGATGGACTTAGCTACGCCATCGACCACAAGTACACCTTCTTTACCAAACTGTAACGTATCACCACGGGCCATGTAGTGAACCATGTTATTTGCATCCGTCCACAGTTGGCTTATGGCACCGTTCTTTTTTCGGTAGATTTGTATAATACGCCGCGCTTCATTCAAGCCCATATCGACGCCCATGCCAGCCAGTTGTGTCTGAAACTTGACCGCACCCATGCCGTAGCCAGCACCTAAAATTGTAGTCTTACCAACAAACCGCTGCGAACCTTTCACCTCGTCTGATGGCACGTTGTATATGCTAGACGCCATGTGCTTATAAACATCGTCTCCGTTGGCGAACGCAGTGGTAAGATCGTCTTGCCCTGCCAGCCATGCAAGCACACGCGCCTCAATCTGTGAACTATCACAGTCAATCATTGTGTGACCTTCGGGTGCGATAATGCTCCGCTTTAACTTCTTACCGTTGGCTCCACGGCTCGGCAGGTTTTGCAGGTTAATCTTATCGTCACCACCCCACCTACCTGTATGCGCTGCATAATATCTTACAGGTACGGGAAGATTGCCGCGAGCAGCAATGTCTATAAATCTTTGTGTGCGAGTTTCTTCAAGAGTAGACTTCGTGCCTATACGTGCTGCAGCCAAAGCTTGAACACGTGCGTCAGGGTCATCTAATAACCTCTTAAACCCATCGTCGTTCTTGGCGAACGCAAAAGTCTCTTTACCAGTGGTGGGGCTAATCTTCATAGGCGGCACAACACCTAGTCCCTTTAACACTTCGGCAAACTTAGGATTACTCATTAATTCTTTTTTATCTATGTTTGCTTCTCTCAGCAACTCGACCTTACGCGCCTTGACATCTTCTAGGTGCGAACGCAGTAGCTTAACGTCTAACCCCAACGTAGGTTCGGTATACATACGCAAGGTCAGGTCGATCAGCTTTAATTCTTCGGGGGGAAACCTGCACCCTGTCATTACGCCGCTTGCCATAATGTTAAACAGTTGGTGCGTTAACTCTACGTCATTTATGCAGTAGTCGCCGTATGCGCTTAATTCTCCCTCCGAAAAATCCGCGCGACGTTTACCCTTTGCGTCGAGAACCTCTGTCCCTTTAACACCAATATTGTACCTCTGAGATAACGCAGCGAGACTTCCGCCAGCTTCAGTCCCATGTAAGGCACGGGCAATACACAAAGTATCGGTATACATGCGAGGACGAATATCAAAACACCAATTAAGAATGGCACCATCAAACATAGTGTTATGGCAAAGAAGACTAGCCTCTTGCCAAGCGAAGTTCTGGGATAGGTATCTCTTAATCTGTTTATGCGTTCCACTAGCCCACTCCGTGTCTTCGTTGTTGAGTTTGATGCCCACGCCGATCACCTCAAAACGAGGGTCACGAACGTAGGCTTCTGTGGTCATCTTACGCAAAGAAAACTCTTGGTCGTAAAATGTTTCAAAGTCTAAAGTTATAAGGTCCACTATTCACGGACCTTTGCAATTAACTCCCCACCACATGCCAGATACCCGCATGCGTCTATCCAGTTATCTATATTATCGGGGTTAGATTTGAGACGCGCAATTTTTAGCAGGGCCATCATAACTGAAACATCTAGGGGGCTGATGGTGCTTTCGGTGTACTGCGTCCACAACTCCGCTATCTCTCTAAAGTTATCTTCCATATCACCATGTGTGGCTGCGCGATCTACGCTTACGTACTTGTTAGCTTCGGTCAGAATTTCGGAACGTGTCCACAGGTCAGCATACTCCGCATTTCCCCTAGAGTATATTTCTGTATTGTACTCGGGTTCAGTCTGCCCCGCGTTAAACTCTTTGCGTACCTTCCACACGTGTGCAGGGGAACACCCAAGCTTGTTGGCTATTTCCTTGTTAGTTTTTTGAGTGGTCAATAACAGTTTTGCGATCTTATCAGCCTTGCTTTGTTTCTTTTTAGCCATTGTGGTTCTCCATTATTTTTTCTTGTCTTGCTTACTCAAGTGCTCTGCTTCTGCGCTGGCTTGTCCTAGAGCTTCTATAAGAAGTGTGCAGTCGTCAGCACTAATTTCAAACGGTCCTTGTGGGTAGTCTATCTGTGCCTTCCACTCCCCGTTGTGTTTTACTATGGCAATGGAATTAATAATGTTTTTAACTTTATCCATACCCCTGATTACTCCCCTTAAATTTTATCTGATACCGATTTGACTTAGCTATAACCTCTTCCACAGATATACTTGTGATGCGTGAGGCTTCTGCCAGACTAAATCCTTGCTCCGCTAAACGTAGCAAACGTTGCGCGGGTTTTGATCTTTCAATCTCCGACATGCGAGGCTTACCGTTGCTTCTAACGTGTTCTTGCACGATCCCATAATTTAAGGAACGCCCCCCGCATTTGGCGATCATCTGTTTGTTTTCAATCAAGGCCAACGCCTTCATCTTTTCTAGTTCCGTCAATGTCCCCTCCTAGTTTCTTTTTACCTGTAACGTACAAAACAAATAACTGCTGCGTCATCTGTTCTAATTCTCTCCGCAACTCGCGGTTCTCCGCGCAGACACGTTCGTACTCATGGCGGTTAATCATATTAAAGCTCCACTTTGTCATATCTTCTTATGCTCAAAGACAAACTCGTCGTGAAGAGTTCGGCACGTAAGATACCCGTCTCGTTTAAGTTCCTTTAACATTTGATGTGCTGCGCCTTCCTTCAACTTCATGCGCTTTGCAAGGTCAGATACCGTCCAAGCCTCGCGGGTCTTCAACACGTCAAACACCACGGCTCGTAAGTCTACTTTACCCTTGTAGTTTCGTCCGTTTATGGCCGAGTTAGGCTGCAGGTTTAACCGCATATGTTCGTTCTCTATCGCTGCCATTTGCTTTGGGGTCATATATTCTTGCCCCACGCACGTAGGTCACTAACGTAACGTGTTAGTTCTTCCCGCGCTGCAAACAAGTTATTGGCTGCGTTCGGCATCGGGTCTTTTGCACGTGCTTTGTCCCCCCACATATCCACCTGTTGTTTCAAAAACTTCAACTCTGATTGCTGTGCGGGTGTCAGCTTGCTTTGTTCTCTCTCCATAATTTGTACCTTTTGGTTTCGGATTAACTCTTGCTGCTGTTCCAACTCAAGGAACTGCCTGTCCAAGTCGCTATGCTGTGGGAAGCCTACTATGTTATCATCCATGTTCACCTCCAAAATTAGGTGCCCCGTGCTATCACACAGGGACTAACCGTATCGTGGTTTCTGCCGACAAGATCACAAGGAAGAAAGGTGTGTGCTGCCATCGCTGCCAACACGGAGTTTCCCTGCTCTTGCTGCTGTGGTTTATGCGGAACCATGCCAAACGCGCCCACTCACAGCTTGGGTATCTAATCACAACGCGGGTTTACCGCAGTCCATAAGTTCATCTCTTACTGTGTGCATATTGCCCTCGTTAACAACTAAATCTAAGCCCCCTGCGTCACGTATCTGTTTGAGGTTTTTGTCTTGCAGGGGTGTAGGTTTGTTTTTACCAGCTTTACATTCTATCCCAAAGAACACGCCGTGGTAACAGCCTACTACGTCAGGCACACCGCTTTGACCGTAGCCACCTGTTACAGGGTAAAAGTAGTATGCGCCGAGTTGTTTTAATTGTGCAACCACAACCTTTTTAACTTTTGCTTCGGGTGTCATGTTGTTCTCCGTCGATACCAGTGGTGAGGCAGTATTACCCGCCCCACCAGTTTTCGGGCAGCTGCCCGAATTAGTATACCCAATAACTATTTGGTCCCATCCGACTACCTACCTTGTCAACCTCACAAGTTGGTGGTGGCAACGACAGCATGGTTAACACAGACAGCCGTTCTTGAACCCATTGGGGTAGTTCATCCACAGAATTATAATAGCTATATAACTCTCCGTCAACCCTATCTATGCCTAAAGTTGACACATAAACACCTTTACTGTCTTGTGATATGCGAATGTGATATACAATGTCTTTACAAGCACTCACGTGGTAACATCTTCCTCGTAGAAGTAAAACGTGGTGTCATCGACCTTGTACCCAGCGCCTTCGACAAACTGTCCCGCTTCACACATAGACATGACTGCGACCTGTCCTTGTAATTCCTCGGGAGCATCGGCAGCGTCCCATGTAGCTACGTGTTCGCTATTAACATCAAGGTAGCTAGTTAACACATCGTCTACACGTGCCACGTCCACCCGCTGTTTACCAAACTTTTCGTAGATGCGAACAAACCTCATGGGTAGCTTATCTGTTTGCAACCTATTATTTTCTTTTGCGGCAGACAGCATGGTTTTTATATCTGCGTTCAACTCAAGATCAGGGAACACGTGTCCTGCCGACAAAAGCCCTGCCAGTGCATCTTGCATACGACCTGTTGCCGTGCCGTAGTACTCTAGGCCCAGCTTTTTCAACGCATTTAGATATGCTTGCCTCGCATCCCCACGCAATTCCATAACAGGTTCACGCACCTTTGACTTCAACGCGGCTGCTATCTCTGCAGATGTGTAGTTGCGAAGTTCTGACTTGGCAGCTTTGAGGGCTATATCCACATGTTTTGCCATACGCATGTGAAACTGACTGTTTTCAGTATTGTATTTGCAGTTACGTATAGAACGAGAATACACCACATATTTACTAGGGCCGCTCTTGCTGCTCTGGAAATCGCCGTAGCCAATCCAGCCCATAGTCATGTACTCACCTTCCATGTAGACCCATGCCGAGTTAGTGTCACGATATAACGTCTTAGCACCACGTATAGACCGCTCTACTTCTTTGCGAAACGTAAGTATGCCATGTTCAGCCTTGTGGTCAAAGCCCGTACTACCGGCGTTGTCCTGCACCATTCTATTGTACTTATTCTTTGCGGACCGTACGCTTGTGTGTTTAGT